GCCAGCTCGCAAAACGGCTTGCTCGCCTCCTGGAGCTTCGGCGGCAGGTGATCGTAGACGAAGAACTGCAGAATCCGGTCGTGTGGCATCTCCGCTCCCTTCATGGCCCACAGCACGCGCGCCAGCACCTCGTCATCAGCGCCCGTCCACGGTCGCCCGTCAAACTCCCGCACGAACCGGATGGCAATCCCGGTCTGCGGATCCCTCAGGATCTCGCTCACGGCGTGAACGCCTCCGGCGGCCCCCCGTTCGGCAGCGGCGGCATCGGCGCCTGCTGGCTCGCCTCGGCCTGTGCGGCTTCCCGGCCGGCCTGCCGCACCGCGTGCCGGGCCTCTGCAGCCCCCAGCGCCGCTTCGTGGGCGTGGCCCTGCGCCGCCATCCGCACTTCATGCGCCGCCGCGACGGCATCCGCCGCGAGCTCGTGCTGCTGCGTCCCGACGCGCGCCCGTTCCTCGGCAAACAAGCGCATCGCGTTCTGCAGCGTCTCGTACTTCGCGCTGAGCGCGGCGACGGCCAGCTTCGTTTCGTTGGCCTCGTGCGCCCGCTGACTGTCGCCCTGCTCCTGCAAGAGCGCAATCTGCTGCTTGCTCTGGAGCTCGCCGGCCTTGCCCTGCGCCGCCTGCTGCGCCTGCTGGAGCGCCTGCGTGAGCTGCTGCACCTGCGCCTGGAGCGACGCGACCTCGGGCGAGACGGGTTCGCCGGTCTCGCTCTTGAACTCGGGCGGCTCGATGAGGTCCGCAATCGCATCGCCCATCGGCCCAAGGTTGCGCATGCGGATCGCGCGGGCAAACACCGCGCTCGCCACTTTCGGCCCCGCCAGCTGCGCCACCATCCCGAGGTTCTGCACCAGCGTCTCGGTGAAGTCTTCCGCGGCGTCGCGCTCGCTGTCGCTCGACGGCGCGCTCGAGACAGTCACGAGGTAGTCGCCCTGCGTGCTGACGCTATCGGGGTCGTTCGGGTCGTTGATCCGCGTGGTGACGGCTTCGCCCGCCGCGCCCATCGTGCCCGTCTCGCCCGTGTAGTCGTGAATCTCCGCGGCGAGGTCTTCAAAGATGATCCCGACGCGCCGGATCATCGACTCGTAGCTGTGGACGAAGTGATACGTCCCGGCCGCCGCGGCGCTATCGATGCTCTTGAGCGCGGCGCCGCTCTTGTCGTTGATCCGCTGCGCCTGCGTCGGCAGGAAGTTGCTGCCCATCGCCGCCTGAATCGCGCGGCGATAGCCCTCCTTGACGGCCTGGAGCCCCTGCAGGTATTCGCCCTGGAGGTAGTCGAGGCGTTGCGGCGGCGGCAGCGGCGCCTCGCCGCTCGCGGGCGTCCGCATCAGGTAGAACAGGACCGACTTCGGCGTGTGCGTGGAGTCTTCCCACTCCTGTTGATGGCGCCCGAGCTGCCCTTCGACGGCCATAATCGGACTCTTCGGCACCATCGAGAGCACTTCGAGCTCCTGCGAACAGCAGTAGCAGTAGGCTTTCCACGGGTCGCGGCCGAAGCGGGTCATCGACAGGATCTTGCGTTTGACCTGGCCGCCCTCGGGCACGTACAGCACCTTGCCGTAGCAGGAGACGATCGGGATGTACTTCCCCGGCCAGTCTTGCTCGTGCAGGATGTCGAGGCCGTCGGTCAGGTATAGCCGGACGGTCGGGTCGTCCACCGTGCGCAGTTCGCGGACGACGGTCCAGCCTTTCGGCCGCCAGACCGCCTCGAACTCGTCCTCGAACACGGCCTGCGGGCGCGGGGGCTGCGGGCGTCCCGGTACTCCCATCGAAGTACCATTGGGGTACGGCCTCGGCCCTTGCGGCGGGAGACCGGGCGGCATCCCCGGAGGCGGCGCCATCCCGGGCGGGAGACCGGGCAGTCCCGGCGGCGGATACGGCCCTGCGGCCGGCCCGGTGATCGGCGGGAACCCCCGCAGCGCCGGCGGCCCGACGGGCGGCGGCGGCGCAATCAGCAGTAGTTGCCGCGGCGTCGTCGTCAGCGTCCAGTACTCCGCGAGCAGCTCCTGGTCGCCCGCAATCCAGCCCGTCGGCTTGCCCCCGGCCGCGCCGGTCCACTCGAGATCCTCGCTGCTCGAGGCCGCGTGCGTCTTGCTTTTCTTCGGCAGCAGGACGTCGCGCTTTTTCGCCTGCTCGGTGCGCGAGCCCCACTCGAAGACGAACGCGTACTGCATGTCGCTCGCGTCCGGCTCCTTCGCGTCGAAGTCGAGCAGCACCTTGTCGGGGTCGGGGATCGCCTCAATCCAGATTTCCTGATTCGGCGAGCGCGGCGACGAGTACTTCGTGGTGACCCGGCAATAGCCGTAGCTGCGCTGGATGGCGTTTTCGGCCGCGGTCAGATAGGCCACTTCGGCGTGGCTGCGGTATTCAACCTCGCGGGCTTTGTCCTGATACCAGCGCGCGCCGTCGTCATTGGCGCCGTTGCCGACGGGCGCGAACTTCATCCCGCGGGGGTTCGCCCGCAGCGCGTTGATCACATGGTTGAAGTACTGGCCCATTTCCTCGGGCGCAATCGTCGGGCGGTTCTTGCGGAGCTTCTTGTCGTCGTCGTCCCACGGGTTGCCGCCGACAAAGCGCATGTCGGTTTCGGCCTCGGTGCGGATCTCCTGCCAGTTGGCCTCCGAGTAGGCCTTGCGCTCGAGCAGTTCTTGAACGAGGGCGTCGGGCATCAGCGGCGCATCCGTGGCACGCGGGGGACCACGACCACCGCACGCGGCGCGACAGGCGGCGCGACGCGCGCGAGCGCCTCGCCGACCGACGGCCCGCGCACCACGGCCACAGGCGGCGGCACCGCGGGGCGGCTGACCGGCCCCACCGGCAACGGCGCGCGCACGGCGACCGGCACGATCCGACGGGGCGGGATCATGATTCGGGGCATGGCTACACCGTCTGGCTAAAGACGCGATCGGTGCAGCCGCAGCGCAGGACCGCGCCGCCCGGCTCATCGAACTTCGCCGCCAGGTGAATGATGGGATCGGGACAGGTGAGTTGCCCGCACCTGAGCATCAGCCGGTCACCGTGCACGTTGAAGTCTTTCGCGCAGCGGTCGAGGTGCTTGCGTTCGGCGAGCGTCCACACGACGCGCTGGCGCGTGGAAATCAGGTAGGTATCGGCATCGAGGGAAGCGCCAGCGTGCAGGCCCATCGGTGCGGCCAGTGTGCCGAGCCGCGCCGGGCGGGCGCAACCATTATTCGGGCGGGTCCGCGAGGCCCAAGGCGACGAGTTCGACGCGCCCCAAGAGACGGTCACGAGGGGCGGTCGCCGCTTCAGGCGCGTCGCTGATGTCGAGCGTGGCCACCTCGCCGCCGGGGTTCGCGCCGCATTGCCACGCCCGCCGCAACGCGGCCCCAATCCACTCCGATCCGGGTTTTGCGAAGGGTTTCTCTTGCGCAAAGACCTGCCGCGCCAGCGCGGCGTCCGCCGTCGACACGTCCACCACGCACACGCCGAGGAACTGCGAGCCCACCGGCCGATGCGGATCCGTGAAGGACAGCCAAAAGGTGCGGGTCATCTATTCGAGCGGCTGTCGGGGATTCGGCATCGCAAACGGCCCCAACTCGAACGCCTCGACGGGAATCATGAATTCTTCGGTCTTGACGCGGTTGGCGCGGGCGACGATGGTCGCGGCCGCCTCCTCCGTGAATCGGCCCGCCTCGGCGACCGTCGGCGCGTAGCCGTGACGGCTCGCCCTCCACCACGCCTGATGCTCAATCGACCAGATGACGTAGCGCCGGGCCGTCGTCGTGTCCATGTGCTACTCTAGTATCACATGCGGACTGAACTTGTCACCACCCTGAAACGCCGCGCGACTGAAGTCCTCGACCAACTCGCCGCCGATCGCGAACCCGTCCTCATCACCCACCACGGCCTGCCGAGCGCGTATCTGGTGGACGTCGAGAGCTACGAGACGCTCCAGCGGCGGATGGCGATCCTGGAAGGCATCGCCCGCGGGGAGCGCGACTACGCGGAGGGCCGCGTCCTGTCCCATGCGGCGGTGAAGAAACGGATGCAGAAACGGATCGCTCGTTGGCAGAAGTAGTCTGGACCCGCGCTGCGGACGCCGACCTCGAGACTATCGCCGACTACATCGCGCTCGAGGCCCCTGCGGCCGCGGCCGCTCTGGTGGCGCGCGTGCACGCGCACGTGGACCAATTGGAGCGATTTCCCCGCAGTGGGTCCGTGCCGCCGGAGCTCCCCGGCCGCCGGTATCGGCAGATCGTGGAGCCGCCCTGCCGGGTCTTCTATCGCGTCGAGGGCGCGCGGGTCGTCGTGCTGCACGTCATGCGGAGCGAGCAGCGGCTTCGGCCGACACGCCTCCGACTGCGATAAGCCGCGGCCACGTCACACGAGGAACAGCGTCGCGATCCAGAACGCCAGCCCCGCGCTTTGCAGGTTGACCCGCGGCGGATTCGGCACGCCGAGCGCGCTCAGCACGAAGCACACGAACGCGAAGACGAGCAACAGTAATCGGGCGCCCACCATCGTCATGCTCCTTCTGCGGGATCGTCGCCGTTGCCGGCGAGCACCCGCATCGTGTCACAGCCCTCACCCCCACGTACTGCTCACCGGCCGCGCCTGCCGCCGCACTTCGACCGTCGGCCGCGGCGGCGCCACCGCCTGCGCCCACGTCAACACAAAGGCGTCCGCGTCGTCGGGCGACGCCTCGCCCCGCTTCTGCAACGACTCCTTGCTCTCGATCACCACGCGCCCCCGCCGGTTGATATGGAACCCCGGCACGCAGAGCTGGTCGCAGAGCGTGTCCTCGTCCGGCAGCGTGCCGAGCAGCAGCCACTCCTTCGCCTTGCCGTACATGAACGCGCGCATGTTCTCGAAGTGCGCATCCGGCGACGCGCCGCCGAAGTTCACCTCATAGACGTTGTCGTAGCCGAGCGCCTGCAACCGCACCACGATCGGCGAGCCGAACGCGCTATCGACAAACAGCGCCGCGAGCTGGTGCCCCGGCCGCCGGTCGCTCAGGAGCTCCGCGCAAATCCCGATCCGTTGCGACCGATCCGGGTCGCTCTCGCCCGGGATCCGAATCGCCGCCCGGGGATTGCCGTCCAGCCCGCGCCGAAACCGGATCACGTTCCACGCCTTGCCGCCGCCAGAGACGTCGAACCCGGCCACGAGCGGCTCGTCGTCCGCCGCCTTGAACGACCGCTTCCGCGCCGCCTGCACGCGCAGCGTATCGATGTACTGCAGCTCGGACGCCCGCGGCGGCAGGCCGAGCACACGCACGCGCCACGTATCGCTGTCCTCGCCGTAATCCTGCAGGATCTGATCGAGCAGCGCCTTGTTGGTGAACCGCGACAGCCGCGCGTCGACCCGCCGATGGTTCCAGCGCCCGGCCACGTCGCCCTGGCACACGCGGTAGAAGTACCCCGTGTTGCGCACGAGCTGGCCCCACGCGAAAAACATCGGTTCGCCATCGGTCAAGCCCCCGGGGTCCGCCGTCGTCCAGATGCGATCGTCCACTTCGCTCGCCTCGTCGAACAGGTACCACGACGTCGAGGTTTTCGCGTGCTGCCCGGCGAAGCTCTGCGCGTTCTCGGGCCGGCAGGTTTGCGGGATCAGCTTCCACGACGCCGGCCGCCAGACGGAGTAGATGCCGGTGGCCTGGATGTGGAACCAGTGCGCGGTGAGACACAGCCGCAGCCACGCGCCGATCGCCGCCCAGGTGCGTTCCTTGAGCTGCGTATTCGTCCCGGCCGTCACGGTGCCGATCGAATCGGGGCGCGTCGAGAGCACGAACGCGGCGAGCATCCCGCCAAGGGCGGACTTGCCAGTCCCGTGGCCGGAACTTTCCGCCATGCGGATCGGGAGCACGGCGTCGCGGCCATTGAACCCGCGCGCGCGGATCTCGGCGCCGAGCGACTCCAGAAATTCGCGCTGGATGGCGTCGGGGCCCGGTTCGTCGGCGAGCGGGGTGGCCGGGTCGCCCCACGGAAAGCACTGCAGGACGAAGGCGAGCGGGTCGGCGTAGCAGGACGCGACGAGATCCTGCAGCGCCTCTTCGTCGGTCTGCGTGGCGGTCATCGCTTCCCAGTTCGGTCGGACAACGTCAGACGCGGATGGGCCTTCCGCCAATCCTTCCATTCACGCGCATCCATCACCGCGCCAATAACCTCGGTCCCTCGAGTAATGACTTGCCCGCCACGGCGAGTTCCAGCCAATAGGATCAATTCTGTCCGTTCCGCATCCGTCAGCACACGCGCAAACCACTGCGTGATCATTTCGTCCCGTCCCACACCACGACATAGGTCCGCCCGCGAATCACCCGCTCCTGTCGCGGCGGCACGGCGGCGGCCTCGCGCGCCGCACACGCCGCCGCCACCTCGTCGGCCAGCGCCTGCCAGCACGCGGAACACAGACTCTCGCGGGTGTCCGCCGCCGCGCCGCAGCGCCGGCAGTGCCGCGTCGTCGGCGTCTGCGGCACGTAGCTGCCGAGCACCCGATCGCACTGGCGGCAGAGCCACAGCGGCGACTGGCCCCACCGCACCCCGCAGTGCCGGCAGCGCGTGCGATTCTGCGTCCAGCGGGGGGTCTCGGGCATGCTGGTCCTGCCTACGTCGGGGTAATCCAGAGCGCCTGTTTCGCGCGCCGCACGACGCCCACGCCCGTCAGATACGCTTTCGGCTGACACGCGCGCACGCCCTTGAACACCGTCTGGACCGGCACCGCGACATGCACCGCCGTCGCCACGCGCCACCGCCCGCGCCAGACGACGGCCCAGACGCGCGCATCAGCGCGATCGAGGCGGTCGACGCAGAGCAGGAAGGGAGCCGGCGCCGCGCTCATCTCGATCCCGCGCTGTTGCGTTCCGCCAGCAACTGCGCGCCCCGCTGCCGCGCCGCCGCAATCTTCTCCCCGAGCGTCACTTCACCGCTGACCTCGATCCGATCGACCAAGAGCGCGAAGTGCCGCGCCAGGTCGTTGAGCGCCCGCGTTTTGTCCCAGAACTTGACCTTGAGCACGCGGTCGACCTTGCCGTCGCCGGCCGTCGCGTTCTTCATGATGACTTCAAGGCTCGCAATCGACGCCGCGACCTCGGCCGGCAACTCGTGAATTGGGCGCAGATTCCCGTGCGCGTCGAGCAGGTCTTGGACGTTCGAGAAGCCGAGCCGGCGGTATTCCTCGAGGACGCGATCGGCGGTCAGCCCAGCCTTTTCGACTTTCTGCGCTTGCTGCCGTTGAATGACGGCCTGGATGTGAGCATTTGTGAGCAGGCGATAGCCCTGCTCTTTGGCGGCTTTCGGGCTGTAGCCGCAGCGGATCGCGGCCTGCGTGGCGTTCAGGTCCACGAGGTACTCCGCGACGAACCGCTGTTGCTTCGGGGTCAGGGCTTTCACGTCACTCCTCGAGCTTCCTGAGAATGCCGCGGATCTCGTCGACACTCGGTAGCGCCGCGTCCATGCGCTGGCATTGCGCTTCGACTTCTTCCAGGCGGGCGGCGGCCTGCCAGCACGTATTCGCCCGGGCGGCCGCGCGGGCTTTCAGATCGTCGCGGTCGGTCGCCAACGCTTCCTCGTCGTGCCACTTCGCCACGCGGCGCAAGCGCTTCACCAGCACATCGGTCGGCTGCGGCACACGCTCGCTCACCGTCGATCCTTGGCTTCACTCACGCGCGCGGCGTACTCGGCGGCACTCTCGGCGCGCGCCCGTTTGAGCGTCGCGAGCAGCTGCGGCCGCACGGCGGCCGGCACCTGGCCCGCTAGCAGATCCAGTCCATCCTGATAACTCACGACCAGCCAATACGCGACGCGGCCCTCGGCGTGGAGCTCGTCACGACGGGCAGCCACGATGCGCGGGTCCGGCTTGATACGCATCAGACCCTTGAGACCCATGAGACGCCTGAGACGTCTCGCGGGCGGCGGCGTCCTCTCAACGCCGCAGGATTACCGCGCCACCAGGTCGCTTCCCGCGCCCGATGCCCGCCGCCGCCCGCGAAGGCTGGGAGGTCCATCAGGGTTGCTCATCGAGATCGAACAGCGGCAATTCGCCCGCGTCCCGCGCCGCGGAGCGCATCCGCCCCATCAGCCCGTCGGCCTCCTCCTGCAGTTCCTTGACGTGCGCCTTCGCAAGCGCAATGTCGCCCAGCTTGATCGCCAGTTGCCGCTCGAGCGTGGCAATCTGGCTGAAGCGCCGGGCCGCGCGTTCCTGCGTGATATTGCTGGTGCGACTCATTCGGCCACTCCCTTCCTGCGTTCGACCTCGGCCGCGAGATCGCGTTGGACTTCGAGGACGCGCAGCATCTTCTCGTCGGTCTCCTCAATGTCGCGGGTCGCCGCCTGGACGCGGTCCAAGGAGTGCTCGCGTTGCACGACGAAGAGCGCCCGCAGCCGCTCCAAACTGGCGATGAGGTCGCGTAATTCGTCCGCGTGCTGCTGCTGCAGGGGGGTCATGGCAGGGCCTCCGCGAACAAGGGCAGCGGCAGCGGCGCCGCCGGCACGCGCAGCGGCTGCACGCCGGCCGTCGCCTCGACCCGCACGTCCACCCGTGGCGCTTCACCCAGCCCCGCGTAGAACTTGCCGACCACGGCTTCGACGACCTGCGCATCGTCGCCGTAGACGACCTGGCTGAGCGCGTCCCCGATGCACCGGGTCAGCTTGTCCAAGTCCGGCGCGGTCAAATGCGCCACGGGGCGGCGCTTCGGGAGCGACTTGGGCCGCGGCAGGTAGAACCCGACCGTGAGCCGCACGGGGCTCGCGTAGAGGACCGCCTGCTGCTCGAGCGGCACCGCGTGCAGCGCGTGGCTGGCGCCCTCGGCGACGAGCTGCTGCCACGACTTCACGTTGCGGTTGCTCTCGGTGACGATCGGAAACTTCATGCCGCGGCCGAGGAACGGCTTCATGTTGCCTTTCGGCTTCGCGACGCCGTAGACCGTGAACGCGAGCGTCATCAGAGCCGCGTCCCATCCGGCCGGCGACCGCCGTTGCCGTAGCCCATCACGGTCATCAGGCCCGGCGCGTTGCCGCACTCGAAGCCCTTGAGGTTCCCAATGTCTTCCGTCGCTAATCGGCCATCGCCGTCGTAGCCGTTTGCGAACTGGTTGGTCGCGATCGTCTCCCAGACGGTGACGTCGATCGGATGGCCGCGCCCGCTGTCGCTCAGTCCCCACAGCCCGCCGGGCGCCAGCCGGTCGAGACAATCCGTCGTCCTCGCCGCCATCATGCCCGCCGTCCAGGCGGGATCGCACTGATAGAGCACGCCGTCGACTTTGCCAAAGTTGGCGCGCCAGAAGTCCGTGGGGGTCTCGTCGTTCGGTTGCCAGCTGATGTAGTGCGGGAAGAAGTGCAGCATGATGCGGCAGCGTGTCCCGATCAGCGCCGCGTCGTGATCGATCATCGCGCGCACGATCTCGGGCGACCAGTGATTCATTTCCCACGCGGGCGATTCGATCTGCATCGCGCCCTCGGCCAGCAGCCGTTCGATGAGCGCATCGGGCGCGCTGAGATCCGGCGGCGTTGGCGTGTAGTACTTGCTGCGCATCAGGTGATGCACGTTCAGCCCGGCCTCGCGGCAGCGCACGCTCATCGAGACGTAGTCGTCCTCGCTCGTGGCGAACGCGAACGAGTCCTGCGGCGAGATGGAAATGTGCGTGTACCCGTAGTCGCGGTGCAGGCGCAGGATCACGGCTTCCCAGTCGCGGCCGTAGCGATCGAGGAAGTAGGTTAAGACCCGATTCTGCGCGGGTCCGCTGGCCCCGCCAGGCACCGCCGGCAGGCCGGGCACCGTCAGCCCCCACGCATCGCCGCGCCACCAGCGCACGTCCGCCGTAGCTGGGGGTTCGGCGCGCAGCTCGGTGTAGACCGGCAGCGGCGCACCCGTCTCCGCGTCCGTCGTCTGCGTGTCGAACGGCGGCAACGGCGGCCGCACGACGATCACGGGCGGCGGCGGCTCGATCACGGACGACAGGAACGGCCAGGTCGCGGCGTAGCTCATCGCGGCAATCCCTCTCCGACATACTCAAATTTGCGCTCGAATGCTGCGCGCGGCATGTAGCAGCACCGAACGGTCCCCGCCCATTCAGGCTCGACACGTAATGGGATGTAGGCGACCGCTTCTTCGCCACTCGTGTGTTCACGCATTAAGAGCAGGAATTGATAAAACATTCCCACCCCGGTGTGACCGTCGATCTTTCTGTAAACGCCTGTTCTCATGGCTCAACCTGCGGGCGGCTACTCGTTCGGGATCACGTCAAGAACGGCCAGGCGGCGGCGTAGGTCATTCGGACGCCTCGACCACGACCTGCTCTTTGAGTAGTTCGACTGTATTTTGAAACGCTCTCTCGAGGAGTTCCGGCCCGAGCTTGAGCGGATAGACGCTGCCGCTGCGCGCCATGCCCGCCATGACGCAATCGGCGATGTAATCGAGCACGTCGATCAGATTCACATCGACCGGCGTCCCGTCGGGTTGTTCGAGATGATGACGGTTCAGTTTCCGGTGTCGGTCCCACCACCCCGTTTGCGCGAAGCCCGTTACGAAATCCGCATGGAAGCCATCGATGTCCGTCAACTTGTCAGGATCGTGATTCGCCTGCGCCTCCGCGATGGCGTCGATGAAGAAGTCGAGCGCCCGTCGCACATCGCGGATGTGTTGATCCGAGCTCTCGTAGAGCGTGTCTTTCGTGACGTTCGCAAAGTCGCACGTCCGCGTGTCGGCAGTCGGAGAAGGCCTGATAGAGATCATTTCTGGCTCCCTTGGTCACTCGTTCGGGATCGTCTCGGTGAACGGCACCAGATACACGTTCCCGGCGCGGCCCAGCGGCGCGAAGATGATCCGGTCTGCCCGCTTCAGTCCGGTTTCGTAGGGCCCTTGACTGTCCGGCGGCCGCGTCTCGACCGTCCCGTCCGGCTGCACCGACAGCACCGTGTCCGCGCCGACCGGATACGTCACCGTCACGAGGTCCCCGTCGAGGATGTTGATCTGGTGCGGGCCAATCGCGACGACGTCGAGCATGATCGGCGCGTCCTCGTCGGCATCCGCTGTCGCCGCACTCGGGCGTAACGCGGCGCGAATCGCGGCCGCCAGCACCGTGCCGACAGGGTGCGCCTGCGCGGGGTCATAAGGCACGGTCACGACGACGGCGATCACGGACGGGCGCGGGCAGCGGGTAGGTCGCGAATCCATTCAACGGTCCTTTCACTTCAGGCCCACGAGGATCGACGATGGTGTGGGGAGTTCCACATCGGTCGGGCGCCACCAATGCAGCGTGTGCGGGTGGTTGTTCACATACTCGGACTCGCGCGGATAGAACTGCACGCACACATCCTCGGCATCCCAGAACTGCTGCTTTACGAACGCCATTTCTTTCCACGTCGGCGTGCGCTGTTGCTCGCCGAATGGGCGATAGGCGTGGACGCTGACGTGTTCCCAGCCCTCGCCATCGCTGGCGATAATCGCCAGCATCCAGCCTGATTCCGGCGACGGCAGGCGAAAGGCACCGTTGTTGCCATCCGCTGCTGTCGTCTCCAGGCCGTGCATGGCATCCAGCCAGCGCGCCGATTCAGGCACATGGAAACTCACGATCGCCTCGCCATCGTCAGCACCCGCGACACCGCCGCGCCCGTCTCGACCGCGGACGCCCGCTGCCGGATCCGTTCCGCCGCCTCGCGCCGCGTCTTCATCTTCACCGGCAAGGTTTCATCCGCGCGGTCATAGCGCACCCGCGGCGGCACGATCAACGTGTCGATCAGCGCGTCGCCTTTGTGCCAGCGGCCAAACAGTCCCATGCGTCAGCCCTCCTCGCCTGGCTGCCGTTCGCCGACGACTTCCCCCACGATCACCGCGAGCGCGTCGAACAACGTCCGCGGCGCCCGCCGCCGGAGCGCGAAGAACACCTCCCGCGCCGCATACCAGCGCGCGAGTTCTTCCCCGTGCGCCCAGTGCCCGACGATCTCGACACGCGACGTCCGCGGGTTGAATGCGCGCTCGAACTCATCCGGCCCGAATTCCGTTGGCACATACCGCAGCGGGCGATTGGTCAGGCCGGCCGCGTAGCACAACACGCAGAAGCATGGCGGCTCTTCGTAGGCCAGCGCGTGCGCCCGCGCGAGCTCGTCGGCCTCGTCGATGGACATGGTGCGGCGATCCGCGGGACACGTAGGCGCGGCCGTGCGCGAGAGCTCGCCGAGCCAGTCGGCGGCCTTCGGAAACGTCCGCAGTGTTTCGATGCAGCGCTTGCCGGCAGTGATGACGTGGTCGATCGGATGGGCGTCGAGGATTTTGAAATACGTGCGCGTGAGGTCGTCGCGCTCCTGCGGCGGCAGCTTGAGCCGGAACGCGGTAATGACGCGCCCAAAGGCTTTCTCGAACGTTGCGAAATCGAAGTCGGTCATCGACGTCATCCCGAACTCTTTTTCACCACCGTTTCGCCGACGGTGCGGGGGGCGCGGGGCGCAGCCCTGAGCGACCGCCGCGACCGTCTTCGTTGATCCTGATTTGAGGCACCGGCGTGCGGGCCAGAGCCGCGCGCTTTTGGCGCGCTCTCTGTCCCGCTAATGGCTAGTACCACCACGTACTTACGAAGAGAAGACGTACCGTGCTAATTAGCTAGTACTGATTTGTTCTTTAACAGAGGTCGCCAAAAAAGACCGGTCCGTTACCCGGTTTGTGACCGCCTCGTTACCACGGTCGTTACCGTGGTCGTTACCGCCCGCAAGACCGCCGCGTTACCGTCTGCGTTACCGTCTGCGTTACCGTCTGCGAGAGACCGCCGTTACCGCCGATGAGACACGCTCGGGGCGGCCGCCGTGTGCCCGTTGCGCGTGCGATAGGTCCGCTGTTTCACCGCCCGCCGCTCCGATTCGCGGATCACCTCGTCGAGCGTCGTGTTGTGCCAGCCGTCCGGCTTGAGCGTGAAGTGCGACATGATGGCGCCGCGCAGCTGTTTCCAGCGCCGCGGGTCGCCGCACGCTTTGGCTAATACCTCCTCGTTGTCGGGGAGCGGCCCCCCGCGCAGTTTCCCCTCATCCAGTAAATTGCGATAGGCGCCTTGCTGCTCGAGGGTCATGTCCATGTACGCCTGACTCTGACGCCACCGATCGATCCACCACCAAAAGCCTGTGAGACGCGGCATCGTGTAATCAGCTTTCTGTCGCCGTCACCGACGACATGGATTTCTGCGCGGTCTCGGCACCGTCGAGCAGCGGGGCGCCCTTGCGCGCTGGTCGCGCTTCCGGTTTTGCCGTCTCATGTGAGGTCGTAAAACCGGAAGGGCCGCGCTTCGCTTTCGGCGCCCGGCGCGCGAGAATGCCACGGGCAATCGTCAAGACCACCTGCGCCTGCTCGAGCGGCGCCGTCTCGAAGAACACGACGACCTGGTCGGCGGGATGGGTGCGTCGGCTCATGCGGCCTCTCTGTGGAGTTTCCACGCCGGATCGGGGTCGGCAATCCGCAACTGGTAGTGCTCGAGCGCAAACGCCCGGGCCTGCTCGATGAAGGCCCAGAAGTCGTCGCTGTGCAGCTCCGACGTGCTGCGGTAGACGACCACGGTGATCTCCTCGCCGGTCGCGGGGCTGACATGCGTGACCGGGTGCCCGAGGAACTGTGTACAGAGGAACCCGTGCAGGTCGTCGGGCGCCAGCCGGGCCGCCGCCGCGAGCTGCTTGACCACGACGGCCCGGTAGTACTTCCGCAGTTTCACGACGCGCAGCGCGTCCTCGCCCGCAGGTTCGACGGTCAGGACGATGCCGCCGTTGCGCACCGTCTTGAGCTCGGCGGCGGTGGTGACCTTGTCGTCGAGGCGGATGACGCCGTCGGTCACCACGCCCGTTGAGACCACCGCCGCCGCGCTCGGACGCTTCACGCGGCCTCCCGCCCTTGCGCGACCCGCGCTAGTGCTTCGACCTCGGCCACCTCCCGCTCGACCTCAGTGAGAAACATCCGCACGACGAGCTCGTAGGCGCGGCGCTGCGCGTCGTCCATCGTGATCCGCGTGATCTTCAGCCGCAGGCCCTCGGGGAACCGCGGGTCGTAGCTGACGAAGTCACACCACGACGCCTCCGACAGCCAGAGGTTGTGCTGGCACTGGCGGAGATACTCGAGCGGCACGTCCCCGCGGAGGTATTCGAGGTGAGTGGCACTCTTCGGCACTTTCAGCTCGAGGATGCCCTGGTAGCCGTCGACCTCGCCGTCGAGCGAGCAGCCCGCCATCAGGCTCGGATGCGACAGGAAGCCCGAGCGGCGCGCGACGTTGCCCGTCTCGGCCTCGTACGCGCGGAAGGCGTTCTCCTCCTCGTCGATCCCGCGCTGCATGTCCTTCGACACGAAGGCGTCTTCCTGCGACTGCCCGGTGACGCGCTCGAGCATCAGGCGGACGCGGAGATTGCGGCGGCCGGCGGCCTCGCCGTTCTTCACCGTCGCGAGCATCGCGCCCGCGCACGAACCCGTCAGGCGGCCGAGCCGGGCGGCGTACCACTCGGGCGACCGCTGCGGCATGGTCAGGATGGTGGCGATCATGAGACCACCTCGCCGACCTGCACGGCGGCCTGGTCGACCGCGTCGCCGCGGGCCTTCAAGCTGTCCCACGATTCCGGCTCCGTCGCCATCAGGAACTGGCGCAGCGTCGGCTGGGCGTCCTTCCAGG